ACCTCACTAAAAGAAGATAGGGTTGCCTTATTAAACTTTAGATTTTCTATTTTAATCATTATCCGTTATATACTTTAAATACTTGAGTCCCTCCACTATATGAAACTATTTCATTCTGTGGTGAACCTGAGTAGTTGACTGTTGCCGTTCCTTCATATACTACATCATAGGACAACATGGGGTTTAAGTTGGTACTAGAACATTGTTCGTAAATCTTTACAAAATACTGACCTGGCTCCAAGTGTAAATTAACAGTATTTGCAGAGGTAGAAGCTGTAAACACTTCAGGTGAAGTATAGTCAACATTCATCGTAAATAAATCATACGATGGGGCATAATCAACTATTGCAGTAACTCTAAATGGAATTGACTTCCAGTTCTGCTTTGTCAATTTATGTGTCATTGACCAAAGATAAGTCACATTACCTGTTAAGGTTTTATTCCTTGAACAAGTTGCAACTACTTCGTTAATTGTGCCCGCTTCTATTTGAATCATTTTATATTATTGTTTTACATTATCCTGTTATTGTCCATCCTAATGAGGTAATCACTGTTCTATCACCTGCTGTTAAACCAGCTGCTCCTGATGCTCCTGTGATGTCTATAATTCTACCTGTAACTGCACCTTGTGCCGCTAAGTCACCAAATAATAAATTTAATGCCGCTGTAGACATATTTGTATATGAAACATTAAGAGCTGGTTGGGTACCTGCAAATTGTCCCGAGCCAGTATTAGATAATCTTAATCCTGATAATCCTGCAATATATCCTGATTGACCATTAACCTCTAAACGACTTAATCTACCAACAAAAGTTAATGTTGATGTATATGAACTACCATTTGTTAAAAAACCACTTAAATCTAAAATGGTACCAGTAGTTGATGTATTACCCAAGAAATTTAAATTGTTAATTGTTTTTAAATTAGCGCAATTAAGAAAAATATTAGGCATATTATTTCCTACTGTTAATTGTGTTGTTGGAAGTGTTACAGATTCTAAATTTGGACAATAATGAAAACAATTTGCTAAGGTTGCATTTGCAGCTACTGTTGCTGGTAATACTACTTCTTTTATTTTTGTATTATTTTGAAACACACCTGAAATAGTAGTAAGTACTGACATACTTGTTGGTAAAGTAACTGATTGAACACCACTATTAACAAAACAATTTTGTACTGTTGTACATGCATTCATAGATGATGGAAATACAACTGATTCTAAATTTAGAGTATTATTAAACGCATTTAACATTGTTGTAACACCATTTAATGACGTTGGCATTACAATAGTTTCTAATGAAGAACAGTTATTACACATAGTTGCCATTGTTGTACAACTATTTTGTGCGTTATTTGGTAATACAATATTTTTTAAAGAGCTGCAGTTATTAAATGTATTTGATAATGATGTTATATTGTAACCTGAAGGAATTGTCACACTTCCAAGAGAATTACAAGTTGAAAATGTATTTACCATTGTTATTGTACTCGCAGTTGTTGATGGTAATGAAACTGATTGTAAATTATAACAGTTAAGAAAAGTTCCACTCAAACTGTTTAATGATGGAACACTTGTTGGAAAATTAGCCGTTATTAAGTTATAAGCATTACTAAATAAATTTGCAGCACTTACAAAATTTAAATTTGTTGGTAATGTTATATTTTGTAATGAGAAACAAGAAGCGAACGTAGTAGTTACTGTTGCTTCATATTCCTCATAACCAGCTGTTAATGTTGAAGGTAATTCTATTTGTTGTAAACTAACACACCCCTGAAACATACCACCCAACAATAATGATTGTGGTGCTGTCGCAAATGATGGTACTTTAATATATAATAAACTTACACAGTTTTGAAATGCGGATGTAAAGTTTGCACAACTTGGTAATGGTGGTAAAATAAGTGAAGTTAAATTAACTGCATTAAATGCAAAGTTTTGTAATACAATACAATTATCTAATGTAGGTGGTAATATAATTCCTGTTAACATATAACAGTTTTGAATTGTTCCCGCTAAAGTTGTAATGTTTATCGCATCTTGTGGTATTACAATAGTACCTGTTAATTCATTACAAAATCCAAATGTAGAGTTTAAACTAGTTAGACCAGACATAGATGTCGGTAATACAACTTGTTTTAAGTTACTACAAAAATAAAATGTTTGAGTTAAAGATGTTGAACCTGTAACAATAGATGGTAATTTAACATATTGAAGATTCCAAAAGTTAGCCAATGCTCCACCAACAGTTGTGCTATTTTGATTTGATAAAAAGTAGTTTTCATAATTTGGAATGGTAATACCATCACCATAATATGCTTCCAATAATCCTGACGATAAAGATGGGTATATATTATTACCCCCAATTTGTCCATTTCCAACTTTACAACCTGTAATTGATGTCCCACTATCAACATCCTGAACCCAAACTCTAATCTTCCAAGTATCATATCCTAATGAGCAAGCGGTTCCACCTGTTGTATAATTATGATAAGTTGTTACTGATGTGTTAGTTGATATTGTATCAATCACACCATCACCCCAATCAATATAAAGGTCTTGAGATGCTGGTCTATCAAATGTGGTTGTTAAAGCATAAGCGCCTTGACCTAAACTACTAACCAAAAAATGAACTTCATTTGCCGTATCAGTAATTGTAATCCAATCATTAGGACGAACCCATGTAGTTGGTTTTACAGCTGGTTTTTGAGGTACTTGAGTATAATTTGGAACGTTAAAAGACATATTACAAAGTTTGTTTAAAGATGTTTATTGTTCCAGTGATATCTGTAGATGGTGCATATTGTGAATAAAATATTGAACTACCTGTGGCAACCGTATTAAATGGCTGAACTCTACCAATTATTACAGTAGGAACAGATGCGTTATTTGGGGTAAAATCAACTATTGAAGTTGAAGTAATCCCTGTGTTAGAATATGTGTAATCATAATATGTTGTTCCTGAATTGTAAGTCCAACCACTTGATGCTAATGTAACACCAGTGATTGTTGTGTAGGTATTAGAAATGAAATCTTCTTTTTGTATTTTGAAGGTTTCAGTTTCACCTGAATTGTTTAGCACTAAATAAGTATCTGCGGTGGAACTTGCCGAGTAAATGGGTAGTGCTGATATTTTTATGTTTGCCATAGTAGTTTATTTATAAATATATTTTATTGTTCTATTAATAATCCATCATTGTTTTCTGTATGGATATGGTCGTCCGCTTCAGTCACTAACTTATTCGCGGGACCAGGGGCTGGTGTTGAAGTAGGAGTTGGTGTATTTGTAGGTGTCTCCGTTGGAGTTACAGTACTAGTTGGTGTATTAGTTGGTGTTACAGTATTTGTTGGTGTATTTGTAGGAGTTTCGGTTTGAGTAGGGGTTGGAGTATTGGTAGGTGTTTCAGTATTAGTAGGCGTTGGAGTGTTAGTCGGGGTATTAGTTGGTGTTGTTGTTGGAGTTATAGTATTAGTTGGTGTGTTGGTTGGGGTTGGGGTAACACAATCAAGACAACCATTAGGGTCAGCTTGACCTATTTCTCCTATTGAACCAATAACTCTTGTCCATCTTAATGGTTCAGATAACTGAACCATATATGTATCATTTGGAACAGGTATAGTAAGAGCTGAATCAATATATACAAATTCACCAAGATTAAGAACTGGTAATTGACCAGCAGGCCCAAATAATGTTAATGAGATTGATGATAAACAAGCAACACATGCTGTTGAACCAGTATAAACTAAATAAGATTCAAATGATTGTGTTGGTGTAACAGTCGGAGTTGGGGTAGTTGTTGTAGTAGGAGTAACGGTTGGAGTTGATGTATTAGTAGGTGTGTTGGTAGGAGTTGGGGTTGTTGTCGTAGTCGGCGTGTTGGTAGGTGTTATTGTATTAGTTGGAGTAACAGTATTAGTAGGCGTATTCGTTGGTGTTGTTGTTTGGGTAGGAGTAGGTGTGTTAGTTGGAGTAACAGTATTAGTAGGAGTTTGAGTTGGAGTACTAGTGTTAGTAGGTGTTACTGTGTTAGTTGGTGTTACTGTATTAGTTGGAGTAACAGTATTAGTAGGGGTTTGAGTTGGAGTACTAGTGTTAGTAGGCGTATTCGTTGGTGTTGTTGTTTGGGTAGGAGTAGGGGTATTTGTAGGAGTAGTAGTGTTAGTCGGCGTTACTGTATTAGTTGGAGTAGTAGTTGGAGTTGTTGTTTGGGTAGGTGTAGGCGTGTTTGTAGGAGTTGGAGTTGGAGTTGGAGTTGGAGGAATATATTGCACAACAATATCATTCAAGGCTCTTTGTTCACCAAGATAATAACTAAACTTTTTTCTATAAAATACCTGAGCCATCAATTAAATTTTCTACTTTCTTTATATGTTCGTTTATATCTACATTACAGTCTGTTGGAAAGATAAACTCCCTTAATCTTGTTATTCTTTTTTTATCCTTATGATAAATAACATTTAATGTTAAAACACAAGTGATGAGGTTTAAATTAACACTTTCAACATAATATTCATCAAAGGCAATTCCATCAACTAAATACATATTTTAACTTGGTGTGTTAGTAGGAGTAGGGGTATTTGTTGGAGTTGGAGAGGGTAATGGTAAGTTTTGTTTATAAGCAAAACAATTGATACCACCACCAAATGCGGTGTCTAAATTTGTATAGAATGCTGTATCTTCTGTTCCATCAGAATTTAATCTTACAATTCTATTTCTTGTTTGACCGTTAAATGATGTATATACACCACCAACTAATATTTTTCCGTCGGGTTGTAAAGCAACTCCAGATGATGTTATACTAATACCAAATGCGGTACCTAAATTTGTATAGAATGCTGTATCTTCTGTTCCATCAGAATTTAGTCTTACAATTCTATTTCTTGTGTTTCCGTTGAAAGTAGTAAAACTACCAGCTACTATAATTTTACCGTCAGGTTGTATCCTAACAGATGAAGGACTTAAACCAAATGCGGTACCTAAATTTGTATAGAATGCTGTATCTTCTGTTCCATCAGAATTTAGTCTTACAATTCTATTTCTTGTGTTTCCGTTGAAAGTAGTAAAATTACCAACAACTATAATTTTACCATCAGATTGAATATCTGAACTACCAGTTTGACTATTAAAACCAGTCCCTAAATTTGTATAGAATGCGGTATCTTCAGTTCCATCAGAATTTAATCTTACAAGGTAATTTCTTCCGTTACCGTTGAAAGTAGTAAAAGCACCAGTAATGACAATTTTTTCATCGGCTTGAAGTTTACCATTAGTTGAATTATTAAACCCAGTACCTATGTTAGTGGTAAATGTTGCATCAACACTACCATCACTATTTAATTTTACAATACGAGAAGAATTAAAACTACTAACACCTGTAAAACTTCCACAAACAATTATTTTGTTGTCAGACAGTAAGTCCAAAGTGCTTACGTTTAAAGTGTAAAACCCAATTCCTAAATTTGTATAGAATGCAGTATCTTCTGTTCCATCTGCATTTAATCTAAGTAATCTATTTCTTGTTAGTGTATTGAAAGTAGTAAATGAACCACCGACAAGAATTTTGTCATCAGGTTGAATCACTATATCTGAAATAAAACCATTAAACCCTGTTCCCAAATTTGAATAAAATGATGGTACTTCAATACCGCTCTCTTCTAATAACAACATTCTATTTCTTGTTAGACCATCAAATATACTATAACTACCACCAACATATATTTGATTAAATGGAATTGGAGTTGGAGATGGAGTTATTGATGGAGTTGGGGTTGGGCTCACATCAGGAACAGATGTTTCTCGTGGAACATTCATTACCGCACCCCATACTTGTCTTGGCTGTCTTGAACCCTTTGGATACATCATATCGTTGATGTTAGGTTGTCTTCTATACGGATTTTGTTGCATCTATGATAAAAATACTTGGCTAATAAAAGGGGAAGTGATTAGCTCCCCCTTTAAATTTAATTATTAAGATTGGAATGTAAAACCACCCGCAGTGAATACCGCTGCGATGTTAGTTGTTACATCTACTTCTCTAATTGAGGTAGGTTCACCACCTGAAATAGTAAGAGCTGAAGCTCCGTTTAAGTCAGTGTAAGCCATACCTGTTTGTAAGCTAGACGCACTTACGATACCTCCGTTGTCAAGGAATACTAACCAGTAACGGTTGTTATTATCTTCAACAAGAGCATATACCTCATTTTGTGAAACTAAGTCCACAACAACATCTCTCAATGTCGTGTCTAATTTTGGTAAGTTCAGAACCAATTCAGGTTGGAATGTTACCGATTGTGATGTAGTGTTTACACCTAAATTTTCTGTCAATGAAGCAGATTGTTTTGGTAATTGGAATTGGAACCAAGTTCCTGTTCCACCAATTGCAGTAACCATTCCTTGAGAAACAGTATAACCTGTAATTTGACTACCAACTCCACCTAAAAACCAAGCTGTCTTAAGACCACCAGTACTTGAAGTACGACAATCTAAAGTGTAACCTGTTTGTATATAACATGATGCCATAATATATTTTTAATTTAATTTTTAAAGTTTATTTTTATAGGTGGCTTTTTACACCACCATTGAATTATGATTTACAAACACAGAATGATTCAACATCAAAAATACCAAGTCCGTAAGTAACGTGAGCTTGAATTTTAACGATATCCTCAAATGGGTCGTAGATAGATTTAACTGTCATTATTTCGTTGTTCATACCAACCATGTAGTAACCAGTAGCACCTGCGTAGTAAGCATCAACACCATCAAGACCTACTGTAGGAATTACTCTTACATTTGTTCCTGGTAACATTAATGACCATTCTTCACCCTGAGCAGCTCCTGCTGAATCAAATGTGAATAGGTTCACGAATGAACTATTTCTCATTGACGCAACTAAACCTCTGTAGTTAGAATAAGATGTGAAAATTGCTAAGTCATCTCTGTGTAATACGTTCGCAGGAATGTTTTGGTAGATAGTAGTGAATACATCTAAACCATTCTGTGCTGTAGCTGCAGAGTAAGCAATTTGTGTAGCACCATTACCTGAAGTAATCAACGCACCAACACCATTGAAACAAGCGTTTCCATAAGTTCCACCTGAAGTAGTTTTGTTGTTCCAAAGTTGTAATTCTACCTGACGAGCAATTCTGTTAGAAATATCCGTTAAGATTACTTCTTCAAATGGTACGTTTTCTTGGAAGTTAGAGTTTGTTAATGACTGACTCAAGTAAGTGTCATACAATGAGTAAGGACACAACTGTTGGTTTACTTTTTTATTACACAAGTCAACAGTAACCAAGTTTTGAACTGTATCACCTGTTGGGTCAAATCCACAAGATAAGTCTTGTAAGATAACATCGTTTGTTACGAAACCAACTTTTTCAGTCGTACCTTTAAGGTTAGGACGGATAGTTGCGTATTTAGGTAATGTTAAACCTAAAATAGATTTAATTAACATATCCGAACCATATGAGTTATAAGTTGGAAGGTTTGCTAAATCATAATTGAATGAAAATTTCTTTTTATTTTCCATGATTTTATTTTTTGTTTTTAATTGTTTATTTTCTTAATGATTTGATAAGTTCAAGTTTATAATCATCAAATGATTCTTTGTAAGTCTTTTTTTCTATTACAGAGAATTTTTCAGGTGATTTTTTGAAACTATCAAAATCGGATTTTAATGCTGAGACATCAGCTTTCATCATTTCCTTCATTGATTCCATTTGAGATTTCATCTTCTTCATTTCCTCAACCATAGGGACTAATAGTTGTAATAAGTCATCAAGACTTGCACCGTCTTCTTTTTCTACTTCTTCTGTTGGTTCTTTAATGATACCTGTTTCCACAGCTGCCATTTCTTCAACATTTGAGCGTTCAGTTATGATGCCATCTTTAACTTGAATCCTGATTTTATTTTCATTTCCAGATTCATCTTTTAAAACTACTTGGTGTTCACCATTTGGTGCTGGTTCTTTTGAACCATCTTCCTTAACTAAAAAAACTTTTTCACCAACATCAAAAGTGTTAGATTCTAAAAGTTGTCCTTGAGCGTCTCTAGCTTCAGTCATTTCAACAGCATCTTCGGCGATAACATCACCTGATTCAATTGCTATAATTACTGATTCACTATCAACAGTTACTTTAAGGTTTTCACGAGTGATATGTGACCCCAACGGAGCTGGTGTTAGAGTTGATTCTCCAACCACATATAATACTTGACCTATTTTAAAATCCTCATCTAGATTATTAGTTACTTCAGTTCCGTCTTGTAATTTTGTAGAATAAAACTTTTCAGATTTGAATGTAAATTTCAACAATTCAGCGATTTTATCAATTGCTTGTTTTGCGTTCATAATTTAAATTAATTAATTTATTGTTTATGTATATAAATATACTTTTGTTTTATGATGATATAACATCATTATTGTACTTGGTTTAATATGTTAATTATTTCTTCAAGTACAATGTCCTCTTTATTAAAGTCTTGCTTATAAAATCTTAATAAAAATTCCCCTTCAACACTGGCACCTTTTATCTTACCTGATTTAATATAGTCATTCCATATCATATCACCTTCTTCAGTATCCAATATTTTATATCCACCCATCCAAGAACCAATCGGAACTTGTTCTTGAGTAAATCCTAATTGATAAGCTTTATCACTAGGCCCATTAACAATCCAAGATTCAACCATTACCATATCATTGAACTTTTGTTCTGAATGTTCGTAATTGTTTTGTCTTAGTCTACCTTCAATCATAAACTTATTCCTAATCTTTTCAATTACATCAGGTCTAAATCTTACAAAATAGATATCACCATTATCATTTCTTGGAATAAGAATGTTTGGTAACATTAATGGGGTATAAAGCATTCTTTGTTCAGTATCAGCCTTGAATACTTGTTTTGACATATTCTGTTGTGATACGATGTAAGCCACCTCTGACTTACGTTTTGTTTCAGGACTAAAATATCCGTTGTTGGGCATTGATTTAGGTGGAAT